TGACCGGCAGAACCTAGCGATTCCCCTTGACCTTCACTTGTCGGCAAGCCAGGTGATTTCAACAACGGTTTCAACCTTCCAGGCAACGCTGGCTGTCGCGATTCGACCAAAGATATTCAATTAAGCAACTACTAAAACGGGTTCGAAAGCGCTGTTAAAGACCCCTCACTCGGTTGATCAGCCTTGTGATGATCGAACGCTTTACAGCCGGTTCTTCACGGAACTCCTCTACAAAATCGTCTGCTTGCTCGCTCCCGCTCAAGCTTGGGACCACTGGCACCGGCTCTACAATTTCCACCAGACCCGCTTGAAGCATACCGCCAATATCTTGCGTCTTCTTGCGATATTCACGCAATCGCTTTTCTGCCTCACCCGCCGCAACAACGTCACCAAGTCTCTTGCGACGAGCAAACTCTGCCTGCCTCTGTTGCGCTTCACGGGCCTGCGCCTGCTGTGCTGCACCGCCGAGAATCTGCTGCGCCATGCGACCACGCTGCAATTCATCGACAGTGCCAGTTGCTTGCTGCCTTGCCAGTTCTTCAGCAGCCTGTGCTGCGATAAGTTGAGCTTCTGGTTCCATTTATGTCTCCGGCGCTGTTTGTGCATTAGTAAGCTTAAACGTTGATGGTCGGGCCCCTACTTCAAATGCTATTCCGTTAAGAGTAACACCTTGGAAATCAGTGAGTTGAGCGGCACAACGAATTCTTAAAGAAAGAAATTTACTTTTTTGGTTTGTGAGATGAACTCTCACTTGATTATTTTCAAGATTCAAAGCGGTGACTTGATGATTTTCTGTAAGGCCTTGATCAGTCGTAAAATAAAACTGAATAATGGTAGAGGCGTTTATTTCCTGAAACATTACCATAGCGCGATACACTCTTTGCGCCGCCTGAAGCCCCGCCATAGATAGATTATTTAGGGTGATATCAAGGTTGTAAAACGCAATTACGCCGATAGAACTCTCATCGTAATAAAGCGTAGATGATTGCTGGATAATCTTACCAGACTTTTTGAGGATGTAATGTGCCTCTTTGGGGTTACCGCCTGACCCATCAAAGACCTGGCCCGCAAAGGCATCATCAGAAGAGCCTTGAATTTTCCAGTTAGTCCATTGTTTAAAAAATGTGTTATAGACTAACATGACCAGATTATAGCCATCTAATGATTTGCACGCGAATCGAATCTCATTTTGATAATCAAAAACGGTTATGCTTTTTACGCCATACGTGCCTACAAGATCTTCAACCGGTGCACCAACATATTGTATCTGGCCATTAGTGGTAATTAAGTAGATTCCCCTGTCTGCTACATAAAAGGTACCAAAGGCGTGAGATAGATGCGGGCTGCCAGGGATTGCCCCCTGCCCCGCTCCAATTAAAGACGGCTGAGTAAAGAATCCTTGACCAATTGCATTAGGACCATCACCCTGTACAGCAAATACATTGTTTCTAGTAAACAAAGTAAGAAAGTTTATGTTTGACTCAACACCTGTTATATCGCCAGCATCACCAGGCACATCGATTACAAACTGCGGTAACGGATAGCCTGAAACCTCGCCCTGTCTTAATGGCTTTGAAAATCGAACAAACTCAGTCGGTGTGGTCACAAAGACCCTGCCCTTGTGCTCAATAAGATCAGTTACGCAGCCAGGCTGATAGTTTGGTAAAACTCCACCGGTAGTATAAATAACCGGTAACTCTTCGTACTCTTCTTCGGTTTCTCCTCGGTCAATAAAAGTAATGACCGAATCATTTGAGTCCATAAGAATAGACGATACTTTTTTGAGCAATGGCCCTTCGTTAACTCCAGACCGATACATAGTAACGCGAGTTTTAAGATACTTAGTTGTAAGGTCTAACCCGTAAACTCTTGCGATGATAATGCTATCATTTGCACCTAAATCAACCTGTTGAATCGGCGTATTTACAGAGAAGTGAATGTTACCCTGCGCATCTACGTAGTCGTAGGTGAACGAGACAGAATAAGTTTTAGCCGATGAGAGCCTGCTCAAATAATTTGAGGCCGAACCAACAAGCGTGGTTATGCCAGGATACTCGTAAAAACCATTCTCAACAACATCAACACCGTCATAGCTGTAAAGGACACCGCCTGATCCAAGAAGCGCATTGCCAACATCGAGAAACTTGTGGTCTCTATCTGGATCAAGATTAAGCTCTGTGATTGACCCAGTGTATGTCTGATCTTTGTATTTTTCAGACATAGTTGACGCTGTAGCATTTTGAGTCTCTGCGAAGAATCCTTCTGTAGCTAACCTATTTGAGCCAAATACAAACTTAGAAACAGTGCCGAGACCAGAGGCTCCAGTCTGAGATACCCGAGAGATACCATCGAGCAATCGATAGTTTGCAGAGATTCGGGCCTGATAGTCATCAGTGAGATTCAAGCAGCCTTGTGTGGGCACAGTTGCGCCAACAATACTTTTGTAAAGAATGCCACCAGTAGGCGCAGTGTCTGGCCTAACTAGGTATTCGACAGTGTTGAAGTCAGCGCCATCAGCGTTAGTCCTGGATATAACAACGTAAGGAGTTTTACCCAACCCACTGCCTACGCCAGACTTTGCATTAAATGCATTAAACTTCATAGCATCGCATACGAGTGTAGCGTTTTGAGCCAGCACATACGACGACTTTTGGCCTGTGCTAGTTCTATCTCCAAAAGCAGCATAGACAGTATGCGCCAGTGGCTTTACGGATGTTTTGTCTAAATTAACAAAAGAATCCCCATAGGTAAAAGCATGACTAGGGGAAAGAACTGTATTTATAACAGTCTCTAAATTTGTTTGCTCTGCTGACGTTAATATCGCCTTTTCAGTATTTGAAGATGGCGATGAAGGGTTATACTCAAACCCCGACCCAGGCTCTAAGATTGAAACCGTAAATCCGCCGTGCGACCCTATTAACGCTGAAAAACCTAGATATAACTTTGCTTTAGCAGATGTAGCAGCACCGCCACCAGCAGGGGGCACATCTACTATAAAATCAGTGGTTGGAGTTGAGTGACCTGAGCCGCATTCTATATCCGCAATCTCAAGCAATCCACCAGTATCAGAATCTTCATCAAGACCACTGTGATTTTGGCGAGGAGTAGAGCTGGCGTTAATAGGTTGATGAATCACTGTTAAGTAGTAATACGCCTCTGAACTTGTACCCACTTGTACATGTGTAGCATTATGCAAAATCGCGCCATCATTAGGGTCAAAGTCAAAAGTAACAGGGCTTGATGATAAGGACGCTGGGTCAAATGCCGTGCTGCTTACTTTGTATGATCCCGCTTTACTGGCTTCTCGTGTGTAGTAAACTGAAAGCTTGTTTGTGTGCGTGTCATCGGGGTCGACACGGCAAGCTAATCCGGGGACAATGGCGAAACCGTCATTCTGAATAGCTGACTTAACCATGTTGACCGTGGCGGTTACATCAACATACTGATGCGCACTGTAAGTGCCGCTGTTAATGTCTGATTGACGATATCTGGCAAGTTTTACTGTGGTTACAGAAGATGCCGCGTAAAGATGAAACGCGACAAAGATTGCTTCGGAACCACTATTATCTACAGACTCTACACTAATTGACGACAAAACCTCATCGCACTGAAGAACTGCGGGTGTCCCTGCGTTATCAAGAAGATCATTCTTTGAAATTGGCGTTACGCCTGTCCAGTTGGGAAGACTGGTCATCTGCACCCTGGCGATCTTAATCTTATTCTTAGAAGAGCCAGAGTCATAGATAGAGTAAACAATATAAGCGTCAGTACCTATTTTCTGAAGATGCACAGAAGGAAGCCGCGAGATCCCTTCCTTGTAATTTAAAGATGCCCTTGTAACACTGTCTATAATAATTGGGTCACGAACCCACGCCTTGGTATCGTCTTCTTGAATCCCCGCATAAATAACGTACGCTTGACCAGAAAGCGGCCCAACAGGGGTCACTTCAACCCATGTCACAAAGTTGTAGACCTTGCTGCTGATTGTATATTGTTGAAGTTTAAATGCTCCGACTTTTTTAGAGTCAGCATTATACACTGACTCATTTTTAAATTCGCAGTTTAGGAAATCACCGCTTCTCTTTAATGCTCCGCTGGAATATTCCGTGTAAAGCTGCTGGCCATCAGATACGACCATTTGATTTTTAAAGGTGCCAATAGCGGTCCCGTTTTGAAAACGGTAAATAGTCGTGCCGCCTTCCCCATCATCGACAGACTCGCTATCTCGATGGATATTGTAGCCATTTCGCTTACTTATCTGACCAGTCTTTAGCAATGTTGCATTCTCAGCATTGCTAAGCGTACCAGGCTGAGAAGTAACAAATGAAGACTTCTCATCAAGGCCGGAGTTAAAGGGGAGCGATAAGATTTTCTTCTGGAGCGCCATTAAAATACCCAAAGGTTTACGGTAACATCCGCGCTGCACCGAAGCTTTATGTGCTCACGCGATTCACCTATGCCATTAACTCCGTCGAATATATCAGCCTGCGCACTTTTCGTTAATACAAAGTAACCAGCAGCTTTATGCCTGAGAGAATGGCCAACTTGATTATCTTGACCCGTCTTTAACTTTACGCCTTCAAGTAAAACCCCGTACTGAAACGGCGCTTCTTCAAGGCCACGAGCAAGTTTAAGAACAGCATTTTGAAGATTGTTTGCATCGGATGACAAATGAAATTGACTATAGAACCTAGTCATATGTCACCCCCTAGTAGCGAAGAATAAAGTCGTCTCTGAATCGACCCTTGCGAACATCGCGAATAGCAAACGAACCACTGGCATCACGCGGCGAGATAGCTCGAATAATACGACTAGCGAGTTGCTGACGCTCACGCTCCAGGGCAGAAACGTCAGACTCCTCTTTCATAAGCATACGGATTGCAGTCGCTACAACCACGTACTCAACAAAACCAGGAATCACAAAGTTAATAGTCGCGCTGGCTGTAGTATCTGCAAACGCAGGTGCCACGGGAACATAATAAAGCGTGATGGTTCCTGACTGAGAGTTGTTGGGGATTAGCTTAATCTTAGTCCCCTCGACCTTATACATTGGCTCAGCCAATCGATCGATAACTGCATAGGGCGTATTGTAGATGTTTCGCTCAGAAAAGGAGTAAGCCCTGAGTGTCGAAGTAATTCCACCGGAATTATAATCAACACCCAGAGCCTTGTAGAATTCGCCACCCGGATACGTTACTGCGTCATCCGTGGGTAAATCTGCTCCTGTTGAGGCGATAGGGACATTGTACTGGTGAGTCACTACGAAGTAATCCTCGTAGCTTTTCACCAGAAAGTCATACAGCTCAGCGATGCTAGAGTTTAAGTAATCCTTAATCTCGTCTTCGCTTACAAACGAACTGTTGACCATATCAGCACGGCGTTTAGCTCTCGTACTTAATGTATCGAACTGAATATCCGCCATGCTGACAGCCCCCCTTACGCACGCATGTCTAGGTAGTCATCAAGAGCTTCGACGAACGCATTGCCGTCTTCTTCCTTGATGGCCATAGCCATACGCTTGCCCGCATCTTCTTTTGCCTTGCTGTAATCATCATCTGAAGAGCCTTCAGCATCCTTGCCTTTGGCTTTCTCCAGAATCATGACCGCAAGACCTTTGCCCTTGCCCTTCATCAGCGTGCCACGCTTGTGTTCTTGAGGAACAAAGTTACGTGCATACTGTCATTAACGTCAGCAGTACCTGTTGTGTCAATTACAATGGTTTTAGCACCGGCTACGTCTTCAGACTTAACAAACGCCGCTGTTAAGCCTTGAGTGCCATCACTGCAACCAAGAGTAACCTGAGCGCAAAGAAGACTATTGTACTTGTCCTTAAGGGTAATCGTGTAATTACCTGAACTATCTTCTTCCACTTTCTCAATTCCAAGAGAAGGTGTTGCTACTGGGGTTGTTGTATTCACCGCAGAGAGGGTGGTGGCAAGAATTTTAATCTCTCGCTCCACCGCCTGTACGTCTTGAAAAGTTCGGTTAGCCATCTTTCACTCTCCTTATGCTAGAGCGACGCGGCTGTTGTATCCTGGTGCATTGCAGCTAAGGTTTCCGTAGAAACCAACTCGGACTTCGTAAGCGTCGTTGTTAGCTTCACGAAGCATACGATTGCCATCAAGGTCAAGGATATGCGGAGCAGCGCCAAGGCTGTTAAGTGTCCAGGTATCCAACTGAAGCAAGTATGCAATGTTTGGCTCGCAGTTTTGATCAGGGATAACTTTGATGGAGCCTTTTGGTCCGATGATGCTGAGAGCTTGGAAGCCAATGTCAGCGTCGTCGCTGCTTACTTTGTCGTAAACAACTTTAGAACCAAGAGCTTTCTCAAGGTTTGCATACTGGTCGTAGTTCATGAAGCAGTACTCAGGTGAGCCGCCTTCACGAGCAGTGCGAACAGCCGCAGAAATAAGAGCTTCTTCGATAGGCATTGAAGAGCCGTCGAAACGGATACCAGCCAATCGGCTAGAATCAGAGCTACGGTCAACGCCAAAGAAGCTATCGCCCGCTGTAGGCGCAGTTGATGGGAGCCATGCGTCAAGACCCTTCATCTTGGCATTTAAGTCGCCTCGTGGAACAAGGTGAGTGCCAGCAGAACTATCAAGCGTGATGTTGACTGAGCCACTTACCGAGCCAGTGACTGCACAGAAAGTAAGTTGTCCGTTTTCACGATCAACACTAAATACACGCTTAGTATCAAGAGCCGAACCAGTGGGTACGCCGCTGCTATCTGCATAGGTTTCGATAACCATACCAACTTCAAAGTTAGTAATGTCATCTTTGTTAGCTAGATCAACAACCGCTTGAGAGCCGGTTTCGTTACTTTGAGCGATTGAACCAGTGCCATCACGGTACATGCCAACTGCGAGTGAACGAGAAAGCGAGTGAATCGCACCATCAATCTCAAGAGTTGCATACTTCAAAAATGCGTCTGCATTGCTTTCAGTTGCCTTGATGGTTTCACCATCGATGCTCGCGAAAGAGTAATCTTTCACACGCTCGATAACGAATCGCGCCAAGCTGGTCGCTGATTCAGTTGCTTGCGCATTAAGAAAGTTCGCAGATCGTCGGTTTGAAATGCCGTATTGAACAGGAATCGGCATGTTAGAACCACCAAACTTTTCGTACTTAGGCATAAGTGCGAGAAGCGGGTTGTCCTTATAGACCATATTCTTAACGGTCAAAGGCTTATAGTGTTCTTTAAGGGCCTGGGTGACAACATCCAGGTCAAGGGCTTTTTCTCCAAATAGAGCCATAACTCACTCCTTATAGGGGCAAGCTATCTCTCACCCCTAGCGAAACAGACTGGACCCGTACTTATTAACCAGCACGTCAATAGACTGCTGCTTGCTAAGCTTCTTGGGCTTATCCCCTGGCGCACGCTGCACCTGGGTATTTGTTAATGTTTTCGGTGGCTTTTTCTCAGAAGCCTGAGCTTCTTCTTCTGCTTGCCCAGCCACGGGCTCTGTTTTCGCTGGAGCGTAACGCTCTTTGAGTCTCTGCTCTAGTTTCGGTACTGCGAGGTACTTTTCTGCTTCGGCCTCGTAGTAGTCTTCCACCATCTTAGCAGCATCGTCGTAGCTCATTACTTCCTGCGTGCTGTTGTAGTGCTCTTGCATCACCTCAGCGACGACGTGGTAAGCATTGTTAGCTTTGACGAAGTCGAACTCACTTGTATTGTCCACAAAACTTTTGATCTCGTCAACAAAACGACCGTAGGTGTCCTGATATTTCTTCGCCTCTTCCTGCTTCACAAGCTCCGCTCGCTCCGCTTTCATGGCGTTAATCTCATCTCGAAGGCGCTTCATCTCCCCTGCCATCTTCTGCTCGGGGGTAATCTCGCCATCCTGTAGGACTTGTCGGCTAAGAGCTTCGTAGTCTAGCCCTAGCTTCTGCATGACTTCGTAAGGGTTCTCACGGGCAAGTCGCTGTAGGTCATCAAACGATGAGACCGTACCTTTGCGTGCATCAAGCTCTTGCTGGACGCGCTTCATTTCGTCGCGCTCTTGGCGCAACTTCTTTTGCTCGCGGGCTAGTTGGGCAAATCGCCTGCTGAATGGGTCGGGCGCTGGTTCGGGCGGAGTTCCTGGATTGCTGCTCTCCACTCCATCGTGATTATCATCCGCTCCAGTTGTTTCATGTGAAACGTCATCTCCTCCAGAGGCTCGTCCATCAACTCCTCCAGAAGATTCTCCCATATCAGGAACTGGTTGAACCTCTTCTGCAACTTGACCCTCTTCAGTCATATTCTCTCCTTAAACTGGCACACCTTCTAGCGCGGTGCCAGTTACTTGTGGGGCTGGCAATTCTGCTTCTGCCAGCGCATCAATGGCTTCCTTCGGCGGTGTTGCCGTAGGCGTTAGTTCGGTAGGTAGCGGACCACCAGCAACTGGGGTTGGGCCTCCTGGCATGGCAGCGACAGGTGGCGCTGGTGGTTGGAGTAACTTAAAGCACTCCTGCATATATCGACGCATCAAATCTAGCCGGTCTTCAGGGGCACCGTTAATCTTCGCCTCGATATAAGCCCGCTGAAAGAACTGTAGGTGAAGTTGCAGGTTACTGAAAGGCTCAGGTGGGTAATATTTACCCTTCTCCAGAATCTCTTCGACCAGCATCTCGGCCTCATCAAGCGGAGCTGTCGCCAGTTTGTTGTATTGCTCAATGTCAGGGAAATCGAGAAGACTGCGAGTCTCCGCCTTATCAAGCAAACCTGCCTGCGACATTTCAATAACTGTCTGCAAGCGTGCGGCTGGCGTGGTCGGGAGAAGACTCGCTGGGTATACCTTCATTCGGTACTGGTCTTCACGCAGGTCAATATCAGACCACTTAATCTTCTCAATCTCTTTGTCGCCGTAGGAGATGACTTCGTAGGTTTTGCCTTCCTCGGATGCGTCTTTGGCTAGATCAATCATCTGACGCGCAATCTCTAGGAATGCCGATTCATACGCCTGGCCAACAATCACAAAACGCTCGGTCTCAATGTCGCTATACTCGCGCAGGGCAACGCCAGACTCCAGGCCCGCAGGCTTGAGGCTTGTCGCAGATAACTGACTGATGCCAGAAATCTCATACGCTCGGTTGTAGAGTCGGTCGAGATGGCTGAACACTTCGCCCGCTACAGTCTGCGGTACGAAGAAACGCGGTGGCTGACCTTCGTATTCGATGATCCCCCACGTTTGGTTGTTAATCTGCTCTTTGGCTACCTGTGACCCGCGCTCCAGAAACACCTTCGGTGTCGCGAGATTCATCTGCTCCTGGATGTTGAGAAGCAATTGGTTAATCTCTGCCTGGATGCCACGAAGTTGCTCAGCCAGACCTTGGCCATAGAAACCAAGCATACGGCGTGACCATCGAAGCGTCACAAATGGAAAGTAGCTTTTGGTGTACTTCTCATCGAAGAGCGTCGCGCCATCAATACAGATAACGTGTCGGCCATCGTCACCACCAGATACAGACGGGATATGCCACGCCTCGATGACTTCAATCATATCACCGGTATTGTAGCTTCGGTCTTCTGGGTCGCATGGGTTTGCTGCTGCAATCTCTTCGCGATGGTTCGGGTAAAGACCTGCTACGACTTCGCGAGGCATGACCTTGCGTTGAAACATAGAGCGAGGATCACCATATCGGGCCTCGTATTCATCAACGATAACCTCGCTAGGGAAGACACGCTCAACCTTGACCTGATTGTCTTCAATGAACACCTTAAGAACACCGGTGCCGAAGACGCAGCTATCAAGAAACACTCGCTGCATCACATTGTAAAGGTCAACCTGGTAGAACATCCCGTCAACAAACTTAGTCAAAAGCTTAGCTTTACGCTTGAGACTGAAGTCACCGCCGCTGGTTAGGAAGATTGGCCTTGGTCTCGTTTTGGCAATCTTAGCCGTAACCGTATTGCAGCACGAGGCAATCACGTTAAAGGTAACGCGGTCATCGTCGAAAAGTGTGCCTGTCTTGTAGCCTGCTGGGTTTAGTGCGTTATTGTAGTAGTTCTCAAATAGCGACAAGTGCAGAACATCATGGTCAGCGCGTGTCTCAATGCGGTCTTTGAGGTTCTCAAGCAGGGAGTAAATTAAATCCTGCGGTCTCTCCTCACCGGAATCCCACCAAAACCTTTGATCCATATATGCGCTCTTGCCAATCATTGCAGCCTCTCAATCGATGTTCCCGCAGCCCACCATCTCTCGGAGTCTTTGCGGTCTAAGTTTTTCGCCGTGTCAGCCCAGTGCTTCTCTTCAATCATCTCCCAGTACTCTGGGGTTCCGTATTTCGGAGCTTCTACCGGGGCCTCGTATCTATAGTGCCTGCACTCTCGCCAGGCGTAAAGCGCAGCATCGGCAAGGTGGTTCTCGAAACGCCCGTCTTCTTTGCGGTGGTCTTCATCCCATTGAAGATTCTGCCACTCGTCTAAAATGTCAGAGCCTTGTACTACCTTAAGGATGCCATCAGCCAAGTCAGCATTCATCATCTCGATGTAGCTCATCTTCTTGGTTTTTTCCGCCGGGTAAATAGGAAGCCCGTAGCGAACCTTAAACTCCTCCACAATAGACTTACCCAATCCACCTGTGTCGGCGACGATTCGGGTGAAGTCGTACTCGTCGGCAAGATCACCGATTCGCTCTGCAATGTCGGTTGGCAGCATCTTGGACTGCTTTTGGCAATCGACGATGAAGACATACGGTAGGTCTCGACTATAAGCCATGACGACGAAGGCAGTTGCATCGTGGTATCCAAGGTCGACGCCAAGGATGTATTCGAAATCATGGTCGTCGGGGAGGCCGTCAACAATGTTGTGGCTGTGATATCGGTACACAAGCGAATCGTCTGACCTAACCCACCTTCCGCACCACTCTCGCAGGTATACTGGATTGTCATCTCCCCACCCTTTGGACTCGCGCTTCTTGTCGAGATACTCTCCAGCGTGTGGGATGTATGAGTTTTCAAGAATGGTCCAGTGATGCTGACTGAATCCGGGCCGAAGTCCTGTCGATGCTTCATAGAAAAACCCACTACACGCCGCAGTGGGCGTACCAATCATTGCCAAGGTGCCATCGCAGTCAATTAGCGCCGGTTCCAAGACTTCTTCAACCAGTGCATCAATGTGGCGACCAAAAGACCCGGCCTCATCGAGAATAACCAACTGATATTTAAGGCCACGTAGTTTATCAATATCAGCTTCATCATTGGCACCCGTGAGGATGATTTGACTGTGATTTGGGAAGGTCGCGGTCAATTCTGAGTTATTGAAGTGGATATTTAGGTAATACTTGCGGTTTGCACGCTGCAATTCGGCCCACATGAGCTTCTTTGCGCTCGAACGGGTCAATGCGATGTATGCGCACGTCGATTCCGCGAATTTCATGCATGTTTCGATGAGATAGTAGCAAGATGCATAGGTTTTACCCGCCCGACGACTGCAAAGGGCCGTTTTCAGGCGTGATTCGTCCTGCAAATACTCCATTTGCTGCGGTAAGAGGTGCTTATGCCAAGCAAATGAGCGATTTTCGGCATCTGGGTTCTCATCCCGTAGCTCGGACAGGTCACCATGCCGCTTTAGGTACTCTTTTAGTACCTGACGCGCATCATACTGCTTTTGTTGCTGGCTCATCGGCTAAATTACCCCAATACCCAGTTAAATATCCCCATGCTGCTGCTGCCACTGATGGAACTTGCCCGTTTCCAATGCATTTAAGTCTGTCCATCCGATTGGCCACCCCATCAACCACTCGTGGTTCTCGGGGGTCGGTCTCCCAAAGACCATTACGGCATTTCTGCTGCCCTTCCATTTTTGCATACTTTTGGCCGCCCAATTCGCTTTTGTTGTTGGAGTCGGCAACCATCCACCATCTGTCTCTAATATGCGGAGCACCCAAGAAGGACGCTGATAGTTTGATTCTCGCGGTAGAGTAACCGGCGGCGGCAAGGTCTGCCTGAGCTTCGATGATTGCATCTTCGCTCGGGTTTTCGGAAAAAGCGTATCTTGGGCGTACTTCCGATATAATTCGGAGCATCTCCGGCCACAATCCTCGCGCCGTGTGTCTGCCTCGAGCGGCGTTACTGTAGGCTTGGCACGGAAAGCCGCCCGAAACGACGTCAACAATGCCTCGCCATGGTCTGCCGTCAAACGTGCGCACGTCATCCCAGACCGGGAAAGGGTCAAGGG